CCCGCCGCCATAATATCGGCAGTTATCCTCTGCGCCCCCCAGTGCGCCTACATAATGGATAACAATATACTTAATTCTGGAAACGCTGCCCTTATTGAAATTGTACTTACTTATCTTTCTGTTAATGTTCATATTTCCCGCCTTTCCGCATACAAAATAAGCGCCTGCGGTGTCCCGCAAGCGCTCTTTGTTGCTATATCCTTATTATTCTTATCTTTCCTGTGTTCTGTGTTCCTCTACGCTGCCTGTGGTACTGTCCCCGTCCAGTTCGTCTGTGTCCGGCAGCTCGTCCGTATACTTTGCCAGAAACTCTCGTACCTTTTCCCATACCTTTTTTACAGGTAGCCCGCATAATGCCATATTCTTAAAAATACTCACTACCTCATAAGCAATGTAAAGCAGTGCGAAAAATTCAGCTACGCCCACTGTATCAAGCCCTAAATATGTACGTGCCTGCTCTGGTATAAATCCGATTAAGTTAATCTTAATCAGCACGTCGATTGCCAGCATGAATACCAGAGAAATAAGCATACCTACTTTTCTGATAGCCCCGTCAATGCCTGCGCAGCTGTTAAATTTTTTCTCTTTGATTGCCCGTAATACTCCAAAAACTGTATCGCACACAATCGCCAATACTACCAGCTGGATAATTTTGTTATGTGCCGCCGCCTCAATAAATTCTGTAATAGTCATGTTCATAAATCCTGCCTTTCTCTTAATTGCAAATTTTCTGCCCGCTCTTTCAGCTCTGCGCCGTCGTAGCCCACTGTCTGCTCCCAGCTTTCCAGAGTGGCTATTAAATCAGCAATAAGCCTGCTTTGCTTTTCTATGGTTTCCTGTTGCTCCTGTACCACCCTTAATAAATTGCTACTCATGTACTCGCTCCTGCAAATTATAAAATACGCCCCTGCCAGCGCTTACACTGTCAGAGGCGATTATACTTTACTCATTTGTATAATTGATTGTGTCGCCGTTCTCGTCAAGCCCTACGGCTGCCAGCTGCTCCTTTACAGCTTCTCTGTATCTCTTCGGCACTGTTTCAATCGTTCTTTTCCCTGCAATAATTAAAGCGCAATATAAATCTACCATTGTTCTGCATCCTTTCTTTGTGAAAAATATTTTTAGAATTTCCAGCATTGATTATGCCCCCAGCTCTTTTTTAACTGCTTCTCTATACTTTTCCGGCACGTCGTCAAGTGTCTTTCTGCCTGCTTTTATCAATGCCACATAAAGCTGTACCATGTTCTCACCCCTTTCTATGATGTTGTTTTTATATTTGCTATTGCATCCATGATACTTTCGTATAAATCTGCAATCGCTCCCATAATAATAAGCTGGTTTTCTTCTCCTGTTATCTGCATTTCTGTACTGTCTGCAATCGCTCCCATAACAACTAAATTGCTGTCTACAAGTTCCTGTTGTGCCATGCTTTCACATTCTGCCAGCTCTTTTTGGTACTGTTCGTACTCTTTCGGTGTTAATATTGCCTCTTTATATGTCCATACCTTTACTGTGTTGCCGTCTGTCTGCTCTTTCGTTTCCTGCTTTATGTTTTTTCTTACATATACGGCGTGTGGGCTTAATGTAGTGTCTAACTCTTTCGGCTTTTCCTGCTGTGTTCCCTCTGCGTTTCTCCAATTAAACTGCATTTCGTTTTCTCCTTTCCTGCTTTGCTACGAATTTCTTAAGTTTTCCTATGTTTACATACGGTCGTATATTTTCCCTATAACTGCCATATGTATCGGTATGCTGAATATATCCCATGTAGCTTATCATGCCCTGCGCCCCTTTTATTGTTGTGTGCTTACCTACACGCCTTGCTTTCCGCATGATACGTACGTATATTGATTTTCTTAATATGGTCTTTTCTCTGTAAAACTGCCAGCCCATAAAATCAAGCGGTCTGCCTCTTCCCTTATATTCAAGTCTGAATACCTGCCAGTTTTCTTTTATCCTTAAATGCAGCTTGTCCCGTAAAAACTGCTCTATGGCTCTGTGCATTTTATGCAATTCCTTTTTATTGCCGCCAAATATTACTATATCGTCCATATACCGCATGTAATATTTTGCGTGCAACTGTTCTTTTATATAGTGGTCTAACTCTGTCAGCATGAAATTTGCGAACCACTGACTTGTATAATTCCCCAGCGGTAAACCTTTCTCGCAGCCGTCTATTACTGTATATATCAGTTCCAGCGCCTGCCAGTCCTTTATTTTCCGCTTAAGCATTGCTTTTAATACCTCTTTGTCTACGCTCTCGTAAAAATGCTTAATATCCATTTTGAATATATATTTTGTATTCTTTATGTCTCTTCTTAACCATTTTTTTATACGCTTCTGTCCATAGTGTGCGCCTCTCTTCGGTATGCTGCCGCAGCTATACTGATACATAGGCACGCAAAATATAGGCTGTAATATCTGTATGATGCAGTGGTGTATAATCTGGTCGTATACAAAGTGCGGTTTTCTTATCCGGCGTATTTTGTTATGTGTTCCCTCGTTTACGATACATGGGCTGTCTACGTGTGGCTTGAATGTGCCATTAAGTAAAATCTTTTGTATCTTTTCTATGTGAAAGTCCATATTATCTAATACGGCTTTTACATCTGCTCTGTTTCTCTTCCTTTTGCTGGCATTCAGTATTGCCGCTTTTATATTTTCTTTGCTGGCTATCTGCTCCATAAGATTTTTATAAGTTTTCATTTTGACTTATTCCCCTAAAGGGCTTTCGCTATATCTGTGCTACTAACCCCTACCTTTAACGGTTGTATTTTCACTCACTAAATAGCTATCGCTGTTTCAAGCGCCTGTGGTGTAGGATAATAGGGTACTTGGTTATTGTTCCGTCAATTAGATAAGTTAAGCCCAGCCCGTAATTCCAATTCGAGTTAGAAAGCGCATTGTTCAAATTCAAAGCGCAGCCCACGTGCAAGCCGTTATTGCCATTGCTGCCAAAGCGTGCAAAGCAGCCCGTCAATACGTACCCTAAAACCCCTGTAATTTAATTCGTTTTATAAACTATTCGGGGGAATGCTCCCCCGTTCCCCCTGTGCAGCTACGCTGCTAAAGGTTGCTCGCAAGTCAAGCCCAGCCCGTAAAACCAAAACGAGTTAGAAAGCGCATAGCTCAAAATCAAAGCGCAGCCCACGAGCAAGCCGTAATAGCCAACGCAGCCAAAGCGAGCAAAGTTTTGTTGTGACGTATTCCACCAGCAGCCGTCTGGTATATATGTGCTGTCGCTGCCGGATACTGTAGTAGGTAGTAAGCCATACTCACTCATATTGTGCGCACTCTGATAGCCGCCGCTTGTCCCGGCGATACCAAAGCTCATAGCTGTATATCCGCTACCGCTTGTGCTGTATGGTCTGCACATCTTAACGCCGTACTTACCTGTCGTGTTATATACAAGTCCCTGCATCAGTTTCCAGATATTGCCCCAGAAATTTTCTGTATGAAATACCTTAACTACATCATTTGCTGGCTTTCCGTAAAACTGCCCCTTTGTATTTCCCGTTCCAGATTGTTTTAAGTGGCTTGCTTGGCTCATTCCGGTATAATATCCGTACCCCCACGCCTGCTGCACATTGTCATTAAGTGACATAAGCCGCAGCAAATCCCAGATAAGCGCCACCCTGCTCCATGTGTCACACTCCCATAAGCTGCCGTTTGCCTGTGCATATGCAAGCTGTGTATTTCCAGCAACTGTATTACATGGTGTTAAGCCGGATAACGAACGTATTTTATTACTTACGTTTGCGCCGTCGTAAATGGAACGTGCGAACCATTCCATAATAGTACCGTCCTCTCTCTGGTGCGCATATGCCTTAAAATCGTCTGTAAGCTGTATGTTGCACACTTGGAAATACTCATACGTGCTATCCTGCCAGCGTTTTACCCAGCATGTAGGGAATAACGCCATGGCATTACCGCCGTACTCTTTATTTGCTACGTCAGATGTACCGCCGCTTTTCTTTTTGGTGTAGTCGTCTGGGTTAAGCTCATAATCTACCGTGCCGTCGTATTTCATCATAACGGGCTTATTTTCGCTAACAAACCACACATTAGCCCATTCTTTCAAATCAACTGCGCCAGTGCTTGTGTTAAGCGTTGCTTTTCCCATTCCTACTGCCATATCTGTAGCCTCTAGTCTTGTCGCTGGGTTGCTGTCTGCTTTTGTTCTTTTATAGCCATACAGTACATACGCCTGCGGTGTGAATTTTTCACGGTTTTTCTGTGCGTATGTGTTATTTAATACTCTTAAGCCTGCTGCCCTGTTGTAATAATTATCATTTGAATACGGGAACGCACTTATATAATACTCTGTGCCATTTGTCAGCTCGTTAATTACCAGTGCCGTATTTTCGTACTTGCCTAATTCTGTGTTATCCACAATTAGCGTGCCGTCGTCCTCATTCAGTGGATAACTCCCCTCTTTCAGTACGATTTTTACACCTTTTACGCTGCATATCCTCTGCCCGTCTATATATGTGTCCTCTGGCTCTTTGAATTTCAGTTTTGCGCCGCCGTCCACTGGCGTAACGCTAAAAAGCTGCATATCCTGCGGCGGTATGCCTGCTGTTAATTTTTCTGCTGCCTTTTCTACTTTCCCTGCTGTTTCATCAATAATATACTGTGCCTCTGCGTAACTCATTCTGCTGTATACTCCTCTCTGATTATTTTATTTGCAGTTTCTGTGGCTGGTGTAATTGTCGTGGTTTTTGTATATGTCTTTCCGCTTTTCGTTGTAATCTTTTCTATTACCGTTTTCTGTCCGCTTTCTGCGTCTGTGCTAAATGTAGTCGTTATTGTTGCTTCTGTATTTGTGGTTACTATACTGCCGTCACTCTTAAACTCTGTTGACTGGGTAACAAGCCCGTAATACCTGTTAAATACATCTGCTGCCTGCTGCTCTATTTCATTTTGCAGCTTTCCTGCTGCCGTTGCGTCCAGAATGTCCTTTATGCTCTCCACCCATGCTATAAAATCTGCTTTCTGTTCTGTTTCCCATGCGCTGTAATTGTCCTGCTCTTCCTGTGTCCAGCTTTCCATATCCGCTATGTACTGTGCCTTAAAATCATTGAAATAGCTTTCAAACTGATTGTACAGCTCTGTTGTGTCTGCCTGCTCGATCACGCCAGAAACAATACCACATAAGCTGTTATTAAGTCTTGTGTCCGTAATAGCCGCCTGCGTGATGCTAACCACGCCGCCTGCTACCAGTATGTCTGCTATTGCAATTTCGTAAGCGTCTGCGTTTCTCGTCAGCGTCGGTGCTGTAGGCTTTGCGCTATATGCGCCTTTTATAATAGCTGCATACGTTTTTCTGTTCGTATAGTCGTTTCTTATCACTATCCTGTCTATACGTGATAAAGAGCCGTCTGCTGTGTCCAGCGTCAGTGTAAGGTCTGTGCCATTTATGTAGCCTGCTCCCTCGATATAAGCGCCGCCAGCCTTAACTGTTATGCTCATGCCGTCGCCCTCATATACCTTTAATGCGTCGGCACTCTTGTAAATTACCCCGTTCCCTATCAGCTGTGCAAAATATGCCCTAAATTCTTCGGCTTTATATTTCCTATCGCCGCCCACGCTGTTATATGGAAAACATTGCTCTGCCATATCTTATACCTCTACTTTCTTACTTTTTTTATTTTTTCTATCAGTGACGGCAGACTATCTCCAAAAGTAACCTCTATAGTTTCCTGTCCGTTCTGGCTCGTCTGTGTTATCTTTGTTACTCTTGCGTCTATCTTTACTCCCCAGCGCTTTTCTATGCTGGTTACTACATCCCCTACTGTAAAATCTCTTTTATACTGTAGGTTTTTACTTACGTTTATCGTCGAAACAAAGTTTATAACCTCGCCGTATGTTTCAAGTTCGCCGTTTGCCTTTGTTACCATAAGCTCTAAGTACTGGCTTTCTGGTATCGGTGTGTCCTCTCCTGCTTCGTTTTGTGCTGTCCTGCTTATGTCGGTAGCCTCTATAAAAAGCTCGTCCCTGTCAATCCCTGCCGTTTCTGTTTCTTTCCATACTTCTATCTGTGGCTGTTCGCCGCTTTCATCCGCAGCACCGATAACATAGGCTGTATTTTTCATACTCTCTATGCTTTCTGTATATTCCTGCTCATTCACGTTATCAAAATCTCGTGAGAATATGCAGGGTGTGTTACCCTGTTTGTTTGTGGCTGTAAGGTCTTTTCCCTTATAAAGCCAAAAGCCGTACTGCTTTGTCCTTTCGTTTACAAGAATGTCGTAGCCCAGTTTTCCTGCAAGCGCTCTGTTATATATTTCTGTCTGTGCATCTGCTCCAAACTCTGCACTGTATTCAATACTGCTGCCGCCTAAATCTTCCTGCGGCAGCAAGATAAACCTTTCAAACTTTCTTTTTTCTGCGCTCGTCGTTATAAAGTTTTTAGTTATAATGCTGTTTATAATGTTCTGGTTTGTGTCTGTTAATACCGTCTGCTCTGTAAGTATTCTTTTTGCCAGCCATTGCTTTAAGAAGCAGCCTTGTACCTCTATCTGTTCTGTGCCGTTTTCGTCTTTTGTTATGTATCTGTACGTGATCTGCATAGCACGCCGCCACTCCCCGGCTGCATTGCTGTACTCTGCACTCTCTCCATGCCGTACAATGATGTTGCCTTTTGTTAGTAAGCTATTATTATTATTTGTAATCGGTGCGAGTATTTTTACATCCCCGTAGTCGCCCTTATCCCAGTATGACGGTTTCCATATAACACTTATTGTCTCGTCTACAATCCCAAGCGGCTCTAAGTCTCTGCTAAATATTCTTAATTCCATGCTTATACCCCCAGATATTTATTTGAGTGATATATTGTTACTTCCAGTGCATCAAGTCCGCTTTCTGCGTCATATCTAAATACATTGTCGCCTATTTCCAGCTGCATAAATGTACTATCTACATCTATGTAGCGGAAATAATCAGTACTGCTGCTGCCTCGCTGCAATACCGCCCCTTTACTGCCGTACTCTGTGTTTACTGTAATACTGTCGCCTGCCTGCATCTCTGCATTTACCTGTATGTATTCTCCTGTATTTACATTTAGCAGTATTGGCTTTGATAATGTACCAGTTGCCCTAAATTCTATCCTCATACCTGTTGCAACGTCGCCATTATTATAAACGTCTACAATTACGTTCGGTTCTCGGTATCCGAACTCTATGCCCTCGTCCTCTGGTATCTCTAACTCAAATTCAAATGCTGCAATCCAGCTGGCTATATCCTTTTTATCTTCCTGCTGTTCTCTCCAAAACGGCGACGGGCAATTAAGCTGTATTGTAAAATCGTTATATATCTTTTTCCTGCTAAATACTGGCGCATTGTCTACCTTGCAATCTATAACACGTACAAAGTCTTTATATATATATGTCAGCGTAGCACTCAACTCTGGATTAAGTACTTTTTGCGCATATCTGCGCAATTCCAGTACCTTATCTTTGTCACGCCTGTTTATGCTGCCTTTTATATCAATGTCTCGTGCTTCTATCTTCTCGCCTATATAGGTTTCTCCGTGTTGCCCCATAGAGCTACTGGTATACAGTGTATTTCTTATATCGCTTATACCTGTCACATCATTTGCGACATTCACAAAAAAAGAGCTGCTTGCAGAAAACTCTATGCTTTCGCCCCTCTCATTTGTGTATATCAGTCTTTCATATTCTGCCATATCACACCGTCCTTGCTATCAGTCTAAAGTTCTTTTCTGCTTCTCTCTGCTGCTTGGCGTAATTTGTCTCATTGGCATAAATATACTGATTAACCACCACGCCACCTGTAGCCATCCCGCCTGTTTCTGTACCCTTACTCTGTACCGCTCCATATACTGCCCTGCTGCCTACGTCAAACTCTCTCGGTATGCTGTTCTGCATAGTGCGCTTTACGTTCTGCATTTCCTTTTCAAAGCCCACGCCGATACCTTGCGCCAGATATACGCCGACTTCATCACGCATAACCTTTGACGGGCTGGCAATACCAAAGAATGACTTAAGACCGTCAAGTACTGCGTCCCCAAAACCTTTTATTTTATCAAGTATCCAGTCTTTCGCATTGTTTATACCGTTCCAGATACCCTGCACAATATTTGTGCCTATTGTTACCATTTTGTTAGGCAAATCTGCAAAGCCATTTACAATGCTTGTGCATACATTTGCTATTGCTTCTTTTGCTTTGGTCTGCATCTTAACGCCCCATTCTGCAATCTTTACAACGCAGTTTATAATTGTGTTCCATATCTTTTGTGGCAATTCCTTAAGCGTTGTTGTTACATTAAGCACAAGCGCTGTTATTGCTTCTCCTGCTCTTGCTTTCATGTTCTCGCCCCATTCAATAAGACTTACCACTGCCTGAGCCAGCACTGGTGCTATCTGCGCAACAAGATTTCCCAATGCGCTTACAATCGTTACTACCACTTGCCATGCTGACGTTGCTATTTGCGGCAATCCTGTAATAAGTCCCATTACTATTGCCTCGATAATTTGCGGCATTGCTTCTATCAGTAACGGTATTGCCTCAATCAGTCCGTTAATCAGCGCTACCATTATTTCCCCAGATGCTGCTATAATAAGTGGCAGCCCCTCTACTAACCCGTTAATCAGAGCCGTTATTATTTCCGGCAGACGTTCTGTAATTACTGGTATTGCATCTATAAGCCCCTGTGCAAGCCCCGTAATAAGCTGTACTGCTGCCTCTATCAGTAAAGGTATGTTTTCTATGAGTGTCTGCGCAATCGTAAGTACAGCGTCTATTATGCTTGGTATCAATTCCGGCAACGCCTGCCCTATTCCCTCTGCAAGCCCTACCACTATTTCTATTGCTGCTTCTGTAATCTGTGGTAAAAGCTGTAATATTATGTCTATAATCTGCGGTGCTAAACCAGATAATATGCTTAACATTTCCGGCAACATACTAACAAGTGTTGTAAGCAAAGCTCTTACGCCATCCATTAGAGGCGGCAATAGTTCATTCATGAGTTGCGGTATATATGCCGCTAATTCTGTTGCCAGCTCTCCCAGCCCGTTTACAACTCTTGGTATTGTCTCTATTATTCTTGGTATTAGATTATCTACTACTGTCAAAACCGCATCTACTAAATTTCCTGTCAGTGCTGAAAAGTCAGCCTCACTATCTGCCATTCCCGTAAGCCAGTTTTCCCACGCTGATTTTGCCGTAGCTATCGAACCCTGTATAGTTGTACTCGCTTCTTTTGCTGTTGTTCCAGTGATACCTAAATTTTCCTGTACGGCGTGTATTGCTGTTACCACGTCTGCAAAATTAGAAACATCCAGCGAACCAATTTCTAAACCCTCTAGCTTTTCTGCGTCGCTAAGCAATCGCTGCATTTCTTCCTTTGTGCCGCCATATCCTAATTTAAGATTATCCAGCATGGTATAATTTTGTTTTGAAAATCCCATGTAAGCATTTTGTATGCTTTCCATGCTTGTACCCATTTTATTAGCATTGTCTGCCATGTCAGTAATCGCCATATCTGCATAATTGCCAGACTGCCACGCATATTCTCCCAGTGAAGAGTTTAACGCTGCTGCAAATCCTGTTACAGTTTCCATGTACTCATTTGCAGAAAGCCCAGCCGTTTTATATGCGTTATTTGCATTGTCTAATACTGTCTGTTGCCTGTTCTGATAGTCGTTGAATGTCTGCGCTGCCATTTCCATAGACATTCCTACGCCCTCTGCGTATTCTTCTACGCTGCCATATGACGAACCGAAAAGAGTTTCCACGCCACCTACAAGCTGCTCATAGTCTGCGTATCCCTCTATTGCCTTGGTTGTAAGCGTTCCTACTGCTGCCGCCGCTGCTGTTGCTGCTGCCGCCATTGCCGTTGCCATTACTCCCCCGATTTTTTTTACAGTATCGCCTAGCCCGCTAAATTTGCTTTCTGCTTTTTCTGCCTCTGTGCCGCTTTTCTTTACATCTTCGCCCATATCGTCAGCGGCTTTCCCTGCATCTTCTAAAGCCTTTTCTGTGTTCTTAAGCTCCTGCTCGTTTTTTACAAGCGCTGCTTTTTGGTAGTTTAATGTTGTCTCTAATTTTTTACTTTCTTCGCTGTTTTCTCCTGTTGCCTGTCTGCATCTGTCTAATGCCTTTTGTGTTTCGTCCACTTTTTTCTTTTGCTCGTCGTAGCTTTTCTTTAGTACGTCCTGCTTTGCCCGTAGTGCTTCTACACTACTTGCATTGTCCTTGTATTCTGCCGTTACAAGTTTCATTTCAGAATTTAGCACCTTAAGGGTGCTGTTAATTTCTCTGCACGCTGCTTTATACTCTGCCTCACCGTCAAAGCTAAGCCGTGTTTTAATATTTTCTGTTTTATCTGCCATAAATTAAAAGCCCCCTAGTGCTATGTCTATATCGTCCATGTTTTCATTTCCGGCATTTGCTGGCTTTTCATAGCCAAATATCTGTGGATTATATTCTTTGTGATACTTAAATAGTGTCAGTATCTGGTATGGTGTTTTTCTCCATGCCTGCTGCTCTGTGTACCGCAGCATTACTGTTGCTATATAGAAAAGCCGCACAGTGTCTAGCTTTTCTGTGCGGCTTTCATTTCCCCCTCTGTATCTTCTGTTATATTATTGTAATTTTCTTTCTCTCCTGTCGTTCCGGCAGCAAATGCAGCAAATATAGCTTGCTGTATTTCTCGTAAGTTACCTGCGTTTATCAGCCTTCCTACTTTTTGCTCGCTTAATGTTTCTGCGTTTTCATTTTCTGCAAGTCTTGCCTCATTGATAAGCAAAGTGAATAACCATCTTGTATCTTTTACCCAGTCCTTGTTATTCTGGTTAAATACCTCGTGCAGCTTGTCATAACCGCCAAAGCGCTCCTGCATTTCATCCAGTGCGTTTAGAGAAAATAATAAGCCGTATTCTTCGCCGTTTAATGTAATGGGATATGCCCCGCTTTTCATTGCATTCATATATCAAATATGGCGCAGCTGTTACGCTGCGCCTTTCCCCCTTTCTTTATACTGATACTGCATCTGCTGCTGGCTCTGGCACGGCATTAAACCATGCTTTAGCTGTTTCATCTGTTTCTTTTCCTACATAGTCAGCTTTCCACTTGTCGTGTTTCTTATTTCTCATAAATGTAAGCTCTATTTCTGGTGTCTGGTAGTTGATGCTCTCGCCCTTAGTTTCAAACTTTTCTGTGGGAATTTTTGCCCTACATTTAAGCAGCCAAATATAGCGGTATTTGCCGCCCGTCTTTTTTGCCCTAAATCCTACGGCAACGTATGGCGGGTTATCCTCGCCACCGCTCCATACAACGCCTTTTTCGTCTACTTTCTTCCCTAAAATTTCTGCTGATACTTCCGGCATTAAATCATCAATACCCAGTTTAAGCGTACCGCTTGCAAATTCGCTGTCGCTCTGCGCTAATGCGTCGTCTACGTAAAGCGCACCGTCTGCCGTTGATACTGATAATTCAGCTGTCATAGCTCCTGCCATTTTTTTAGGCGTTCCGTATGTCTCTGCGCCGTCTGGTTCTGTAATTACAGAATAATAAAGGTCTTTCAATCCTAATGTCATTTTATCGCTCCTTTAATATCTCAATGGTTATAGGCACTAACCAGTACCCCGTTTCTGTTTCGTAGCTTTCTGCATCTATGCTGTTGATATAAACGCCTGCTGCTTTCAATACCTCTTTTGTCTTATCAAGCTGCGCCTCAAAATCGCCCTTATTGAAAAGCGTAACTCTATACATTTCCCTGCGCTCTTTCTCTTCGTCGTCTGCATTTACCGCAGGCGTACCCAGCAGCCGCAAAAATGTATAGTATGCGTCCGGCTTATCCCGTCCAGTGTATACGCCCCTCTGGGCTGGCAGCCCTGCGCTTTCTAAAATCTCCTGTATGCTCATTTGCCCGTTTCACTCTCCCATATACTGCGCTGCGCCTCTACTACCTTTTCGTGCGCCTTGGCGTTTGCAGTTGTCATATACGGGCGTGCCTGCTGGCTGCTTGTCCCGTATTCTGCCACAAAGCCGATTGTTGCATAGCGCACTTTGCTTTTATCACCTTTCCTGTCGTTTCCATGCCCTGCCCGTCCCTGCGGGTATATCTCTACGTATTTCTCCGTATCGTCGCCCTTTACGTCCGTGGCTTTTATGGAATTGATAAAACCGCCCGTTTCATTCAGTCCCATTGCCTGTGCCTCTGCTCTCTGTGCCTCTATCAGCACATCAGCACCAGCTTTAAGCATTTTGGGGACTGCCTCAACTGTAGCCGCCTCTCTCCGGCTGAAAGCGTCTATAATATCTTCCAGCCCGACTGTGTTAAACTCTCCCATGCTTACACCTCGTTTCTGTGGCGTAAATCTGTAAGCGTAAGCTCTATGGTGTCTGTTCCTGTATCGTAGGTCTTAAGTACAAAATAGCGCCGCCCGTTTACTTCTACTACGTCCTCGCCGCCATAATCTGCCTTGTGTACCTCGTACTTTGCCTCTACCAGTTTTCCTGTCTGCTGGCTCTTAAAATATTCACTGTACCCTACTGATTTTTTGTTACAGAATACAGTGCGGGTGCTTTCTTCCGGCTTTACTGCAAAGCCGTTTTTATTTACCCTGTTTTCTGCTGTTGTTTCTGCAATAAGTGTTAATTCGTCCAGCCACTCCACCGCTTTACACCCCACTTTCTGTGCTGTTGGTGTCCGTTTCGGACACTTGCGGCGCTGTGTTGTATTCTGCTGATAAAGATAAGCGCATTTTAAGTGCGTCGTATGACTTTCTAAATTGTTCCGCAGCATTGTTAAAACCAAACTCTGCCTTGCAATACAGTGTAATTGCTCTGATAATCAACCCGTCTGTCTCTTTTATCACTTTTACGCCGTCGTTTTTCATATCAGCTTTGCAGGCGGCTATACAGTCGTTTATTTCCTCTGTGATTTTCTCACTGGTGCTGCTGATACGCAGCGCCGCCCGCATTTTCTCGGTTAATGTTGTGGTATCTGCTGCCATAGCCTGCACCCTCTTTCTTACTCTTCTATTACTGCTGCTACGCCTGCCTCTTCCAGAACTGCTGCACGTTCTCTGCTTACTGCGTATTCGTCCCCAGTATCCTTAATCTGGTTTAATTCCTTGTCAAGGAAACGGCGCTGTGCTTTTACTTTTACAAGCTCTGTGGCTGCCTCTTCCTCTTCGGCTTTCGCTGCTGCCTCTGCTGCCGCCTCTTCCGCTGCTCTTTTATCCTCTTCTGTAAGCTCGCTTTCGTCCGGTATGTCTACCTCAACCGCTGCGCAGCGTGTAGCAATTTCTTTCTTTGTTCCCTCTGCATCTACACCCAGCTGCTTTGCCAGTTCCTGCAAATCTTCTTTCTTGTAGCTTTCCAGTTCTTTAGCGTCTAAATACCCTTTCATGGTCTACCTCGCTTTCTGGCAGCCAGTGTTTATACACCAGCTGCCTTGTTAATTACACTGCCTCGATTTTCTTTACAACTACAAGGCTGTTTTTGTCTACTACCTTGCCGTCTACAAGCATAATGCCCTTTGTAATCTGGTCGTCTGTGTCGTTGTCCTCATACTTCTTTACGCCCATAGAGTAGTTTGTATTAAGCACGTAGTCCTTGAAATTGAAAAGGAATGCAAAAATTGTATCTTTCGCAAGTGCTGCGCTGTAGCTTGCTACGTAATCGCAGAGTACAACTGTTCTGCCTAAAAGCGTTCTCTCCGGCTTTCCAGATGTTCCATAGTTCACTTTTGCGATAGGCTGCCCGTTCTTATCTGTCATGCCTACATACTCCATAAAGGTCTTTTTACTCATGCACCACACAGCGCCATTTTCATAAGCCATAGGTAAAGCACCCTCTGCCTTAATCAAATCACTGTAAGACGGTGCGGCGCTCTCGATTGTCTGCCCGTCGGCTGGTGTCTCTGCTAAAATTCCTTTCGGTTTTCCTGTTCCGTTTCCGTCAATGATTGCCTGCTCTAACGCTTTTGTCATTGCCTCAACAATATTGTTAAT